TTCAACGCCGAGAAGTTCGGGCAGTACGTCGGAGCGCTGGGGTCGAGCGGGAAGAGCGCCAACGGCTCGTCGATCCTCAGCGAGTACGACGACCTCATGCGAGGTTCGCTATGAGCCGCCTTCCGTTCAACGGCCAAGCTCTGCTCGATCTGCGCATCGGCTCGGGAACCGTCCCCGATCTGCCGATCCTGGTTTCGCTCGTTGGCAAGCTCGGTTTCGACAACCTCACGTTGCAGGCCAATGCCGGCGAATCGTACGACTGGCGCCTTATCGCCGGGCTCGACATCGAGGTCTTCGCGTCAACGCAGGTGCCGTTCTCGTCGCTGCTGAGCATGCTGGTTGACCTGGCTGCCGCAGTGCCGCAAACGATGGTGCTCACGTTCGTTGAAGGGCCTCGGGTCGATTGCGGCGAGATGCGCGTCTTGCAGGACTTCGCGCTCTTCGACTGGCTGCCGATGGCCGTTGGACCCAACGCATGGGCCGAATCCCGAAAGCTCGCTAGCCGCCTTTTTGCCGAGCTTGGACACGGGATTCCGGTTTCGTACGACCGAGCCGTTGAGCTCGTCGAGCAAGTTGCAAGGGAGAACGCATCGTGCGCATGATTCCCGATAACGTGGACTTCGATGCCTACCTCAAGGACGAGAACGACGGGCGCGCAGACGTTCGCCCTGCGTCCGAGTGGGCCGACGCTGTGGCGAAGTACTTCCACGGCGAGGAGGAGCAGGCTGTTGGGCTCGCCACGCCTTGGAGCAAGGTAGGCAACCGGCTCATGTTCCGGCCCGGCGAGGTGAGCCTGTGGGCGGGCGTGAACGGCCATGGCAAGTCGGGCACGCTTGGCTACGTGATGCTCAATGCCATGACGCTAGGTGCGCGCGCGTGCATCGCGTCGTTCGAGATGGCGCCCGAGGCAACGATGAGCCGGATGTGTCGGCAAGCTGCAGGCGCTCAGCTACCCACGCTTGAGCTTATCGACCGTTTCCACCGTTGGACGGACGATCGCCTGTGGCTCTACAACCATCGCGGCAAGGTAACGCCCGAGCGCATGCGTGCTGTTTCGCGCTATTGCCGCAAGGAACTCGGCATCGATCACATCGTCATCGACAGCCTCATGAAATGCGGGCTCGCACCTGACGACTACACGGGCCAGAAGAACTTCGTCGACGAGCTATGCGTGCTCGCGCGGGACACCGGCTTGCACATCCACCTCGTGCATCACATGCGCAAGGGCGAGAAGGAAGGCGTCATACCCGACAAGTTCGACATCAAGGGCGCCGGGGAAATCACCGATCTCGTCGACAACGTGCTGATCGTTTTTCGCAACAAGCGCAAAGAGCAGCAGGTCGAGACGGAAACGGACGCCGATAAGCTCGCCGAAATCGCCAAAATCCCCGACGCGTTCCTCATCTGCGGCAAGCAGCGCCATTTCACATGGGAAGGACGTATCAGCCTGTGGTTCGACAAGAACAGCCAGCAGCTACACGAGCACCCAGGCGCCGCGCGGCAATACATCGATTTCGCGGCCAACGAATGGAGACAGGAATGGTCCAGATGAGCGCCACCGAGACAGCCAGCACGCGCACGCCCGCGCGCGCGGAAGTGACGCCATGGTTCCCGACATCGATCAGGCCGCATCGGCCGGGTTGGTACGAGGTGCGCAGCATATGGCTCAATCCTGGCTCGATGCGCTATTGGAGCGGTATGGGATGGGCCATTGATTCGACGGGTCGATCGACTGGATTCGGGAGCGGGGGCGACGAATGGCGTGGCCTCACTATCCCTGTTGGCACCCAAATCGTCCTCTCGGCCGCCGACGCCGTCATGAGCCCCGATCAACGCAATCTCTTCGACCAGATCGGCGAGCGCGACCCGGGCGTGTACGCGCGGCTGCTCTCGCGCATCGTGAAGATGCTGGCGGGGGAGGCGCGATGATCCTAGCTATCGATCCCGGCACCACGCAAAGCGGGTGGGTATGGCTGCTAGACGGCGCGGGTGTCCACAACTCGGGGGTATCGCCCAATGCCGAAGTGCTCGCCATGATTGCCGACTGGCACGACAAAATCGCAATCGAGATGATCGCGAGCTACGGCATGGCAGTGGGCAGAGAGGTGTTCGAGACGTGCGTTTGGATTGGCCGCTTCGTGCAGGCTGCGAAGAACCCGGACGCCGTGCGGCTCGTCTATCGCCGCGATGTGAAGCTGCATCTATGCGGCTCGCCAAAGGCGAAGGACGCGAACATTCGGCAAGCGCTGCTCGACATATTCCCCCGCACAGGTGGCGGCAAGACGCCCCAGGTTGGCACGAAGTCTCAACCGGGCCCGCTGTACGGCGTCTCATCGCATGCATGGGCTGCGCTAGCTGTCGCCATGACGGCCGAAGGACGGGCCGCATGAATCTCGCCGAACTATCCCGCCGCGCTCTATCGGCTGCCATGCGAGGCGGCACAAACGGCTGGGGCATTCATGGCTCGACGCGCGAGCACATTCGCTACAGCGAGCCGCTTGAGAAGCGCCGCGGGCGCCCAAAGAAGTGCTGGTGCGGTTGCGGAAATGCACGCACCCACCGCGGAATGGCGAATGGCGTGGCGCTCACCAGCGCATGCGAACTCGGCATCGCTCGATGGGTAAAGACCGGGAGCGTGCGCCCATGAACATCCTGCAGCTCGCCGGCATGCTCCCGCGCGATCCCGAGTTCCGCACCTGGGTCGCGCAATGGATGGTCCCGCCGCGCGAGGTCGATGTCGATACGGCCGCGGCGTTCATCCGCACGGTCTGCGAGATCGACAGTCGCCGCGAGCTGGCCACCGACACCGAAGCGCAACAGCGCTTTCACAAGTTCTTGCGCCGGCCGTTTTGCGACTGGCGCGATAAGCAGCACCAACCGGCATAGGAGAAGTCATGGACGAGCGATTCGATTTCGGCAAAGCACTCGAAGCATTGAAGGAGGGTAAGCGCGTGGCGCGCGCCGGATGGAACGGCAAGGGGATGTGGCTCGTGCTCGTGCCCGGGACGCCTGTCGTTGAGTTGCGCGAGGGGACGCCGTATTACGCCGCCCTCGGCGCGGGCCGCTGCGAGATCCTGCCGCACATCGACATGTGGACCGTGAACGCCGACGGGCGCCGCGCGATGCTGCCGGGTTGGTCGGCCTCGCAGACCGACATGCTCGCAGACGACTGGCGCGTCATCGAATAACCCAAGGAGAAGCAGCATGAGCAACGCATCAAAATCGAGCTCGTCCGGCAGTGGAGTCGGACTGACGGGAATTGTTTTCGCGATTTTACTGACGATGAAGCTAGCCGGCATCGGAGCGGTTGCTTCCTGGTCGTGGTGGTGGGTGACGGCTCCTCTGTGGATTGGTGCGGCTTTCGCACTGGTTCTGATTGTCTTGTGTGTCATCTTTGCCGTGTTGAGATCGTGAAATGAAACTCTGCAAAGACTGCAAGCACGCGCGGTTTCCGCATCCGATGGATGCGTTGCTGGGCGTGAGCTATTGCCAGCCGATGTGCGCTCATCCTGACGCTCCGAGGGAGCCAGTGCTCGGGCATCTCACCCTCACATGTTCCGCGGCGCGCGGAGCGTTTGTCTCGTACGACGCGAGCAAAGGTGCGCGTATGCCGCTCGTGATCTGCGGAGACGACGCGAAGCTTTTCGAACAGCGGGAGGCCGATCCGCGCGAGCACGAATCAACGAATCCGATGGTCGTGTTGCAGCAGGCGGGCAGCGAGACGCGCAAAGGATGGATCGAGCGCTTGCTCGGAGGCTGAATGGATCTCGCGACGCTTGAGCCAACGCATACGGGGTACGCCATGAGCGACGAAATGGACAAGATCGATGAGCTGTTGCTCGACTGGTACGAGTGGAATGAGGCGTATACCCCTCCGCTCGACTACGGCAAGGCTGAGCCCGCGTGTCGCGATTTTCGCATCAGCAGGCAATGGATGGACTACGACGATTTGAACGCCGAGGTCGAATGGAACCTAAAGGCGGCCATCGGCAAGGTCGTCGATCCCATGGTGCAGAAGCTCAACCTGCGCGCTCGCATGGCGATCAACGTCGCGATGATGAACTTCCAAGCGGGATTCAGCGTATGGGGCAACCCGCGATACCCGGATGCCCAGCCGGAGGACTATGAGCGGGCCAAGGCGATCCTCTGCCCGCAGATGGTCGCCGCTGGGCTTATTGAGCGGGAATGGTGCAAGGAGAAAACGTGAAGCCTATTCTTGCTTTTCAGCGGCATCGAGCCAGCGCGAAGAAGCGCGGAATACCATTTGAAATGACATTCGACGAGTGGTGGGCGATCTGGAAGGATTGGTTTCACTTGCGCGGGCGCGGGAAGAACGCTCTATGCATGGCGCGCAATGGCGATACAGGCCCATACGCAGTTGGGAACGTCTATCTAACGACGAATCTCGGGAATCTTCTGGAAGCAGCAGCGCGTCGCGAGAAATCTGACGATGAGCGTATCGCGCGCCAGCACAAACGCCAAATGTTGCGCGGGAAGCGATGCGGGAACCGGGAATTCAAGTCGCACGTTGCGTTTAAGGCCCATTGCGATCCAGAAAAATTTGTGGCAGAGTAACGCCCGTGGTGCCCAAGTTGCCACCAAAATTTGCGTAATCCCCCCAAAGCCCGCCAGGTGAAAGCCTCGCGGGCTTTTGCTTTTGGAGCCCGAGATGCCGCTCGACAAGTCCGCCTCGAAAGCCGCCGTCGGCAAGAACGTCAAGACCGAGATGGCCGCTGGCAAACCGCAAAAGCAAGCCATCGCCATTGCGATGAACACGCAGCGTGCTTCAAAGAAGCCCGCCAACCCCAAGGTTGACGGCAAGAAAGTCGGGCAGCGCCTCGCGGGCTACAAGAGCGGATATTGAGCCATGGCCGGCAAGAAAGGGCAGGCGCCGCGCGTCGAGTTCTCGCAAGAGCTGTTCGACCGGATATGCGCGCGCATCGCCTCGGGCGGTGACGAGAACAGCCTGCGCAATATCTGCAAAGAAGACGGCATGCCCGATCGCGTGACGTTCATGAACTGGTCCAAGCGCACGCCCGAACTGCGCGCGAAGTACGACCAGGCTTACCTCGATCGCCAGGACACGTACTTCGACGAGATCATCGATATCGCCGATACCGAAACCGATCCGCAGCGCGCGCGCAACCGCATTGACGCCCGCAAGTGGGCATGGGCGCGCCAGAACCGCAAGAAGTTCGGCGACAAGCTGGGCGTGGACGGAGGCGAAGACGGCTCGCCGCTCGTCGTCAAGATCGTGCGGCATGGGGACGAAAGTGCCTGAAATCGTTCTGCCGGCGCATGGCTGGGTTCCTCGGAAGCACCAGCGCAAGGCATGGACGTATCTGGAAAACGGTGGCCGCTATCTCTATCAAATCGCGCATCGTCGTTGGGGTAAGGACGACATTGCGTTGCGCTGGACTTCGGTGGCTGCGTTTGAACGTGTGGGTGCCTATTGGCATTTGCTGCCCGAGGCGGCGCATGCTCGTAAAGCGATCTGGACGGCGGTGAATCCACATACGGGCATGCGGCGGATCGATGAGGCATTCCCGCATTCGCTGCGCAAGACGACGCGCGAGCAAGAAATGTTCATCGAGTTCGTGAACGGCTCGACGTGGCAGGTTGGCGGCAGCGATCGATACAACACGCTGGTGGGCTCGTCACCGGCGGGCGTGGTGTTCTCCGAATGGGCGCTCGCGAACCCGTCAGCATGGGCTTACGTGCGCCCGATCCTGCTGGAAAACGGCGGATGGGTAGCGTTTATCACGACGCCGCGGGGGCACAATCATGCAGAGAAGATGTACAAGGCGGCCAGCGGCATTCCCGGTGCCTTTGCGGATATCTCGACGGCTCGTGAGACGGGCATTTTCTCTCCCGAATCGCTTGAGCAAGAGCGCCGCGCCATGATCGCCGAGTATGGCCCCGACTTCGGCGAGGCGTTCTTCGAGCAGGAGTACATGTGCAGCTTCGATGCTGCCGTGCCAGGGGCGTATTACACCTACTGGATTGGACAGATCAAGGCCGAGAAGCGCATCACGAGCGTTCCGGTGCAGCCTGATCTGCCTGTTCACTTCGCGTTCGACATTGGCCGCAGCGACGATACGAGCATTTGGGCGTTTCAGGTGCCGTGGAAAGCCGTGCATGTATGCGGATTCCATTCGAGCAACGGCCAGGACGTGGGTTTCTACCTCGACTGGGTGTGGGGGTGGCTGCAAGAGCGCGGCGCTAAGCTGGGAAATCTCTATCTGCCGCACGACGCCAAGGCCAAGACGCTCGCCAGCATGGGTAAGAGCGTCCAGGAGCAGTTCATCGAGGGCGTCGAGAAGGACGGCCGCAAGATTCCGGGCGTCGGCTGGGGGCGCGTTGAGATCGTGCCCAATCTGAGCGTCCAGGACGGTATTCAAGCGGTGCGCGCGATGTTTCCGCGCGTATGGTTCGATACCTCCTGCGATACGGACGACAGCGCGGGCTTTACGGGCATTGAAGCGCTCTCCCAATACCGCCGCGAATACGACGAGAAGCACAAATGCTTCGTCGAGAAGCCTCTTCACGACTGGTGCTCCAATCCGGCCGACGCATTCCGCTATCTGGCCGTCGCATATCAAGCCGAGAAGGCGAGCGCACCGCCTCCGCCGGCTCCGAAATATCCGCTCGATCTGAGCATCGATCAACTCATCGCTCGCCAGCGCGCGAAGCGTCTCGCTGAGGAAGCCTGACCATGCAGCAGACCTACCCGTTTCAGCCCCGCGGCGGCGGTTATACGACCAATCTCGCGGTCACAACTGCCTCGCAGGCGCTCAATCTGCCGATCACGATGCCGCAGGAGGGTGCGACTCTGCGGCTGACGAACATCGGCACGCAGACGGTTTTCGTAACGTTTGACGGATCGGCCGCGACGACCGCGAACGGCCTGCCGATTCCTGCCGGCATCGCACAGGATTTCACGATCGGGCCGGGCGCCTCGATCCATGCGATTGCCGGAGCGACCGGATCGACCCTCTACGCAACGATGGGTGACGGCATCTAGCCATGGCTGATTTGACCGAATCGACCTCTGTTACGACCGTCGATAGCCCGAAGGACTTCGGGCGCGGCGAGCAGGGGGAATATCGGCGCTGGGCCGTCGAATTGGCGATGGCCAAGACGCGCATGAAGGACTGGCGCAAGAATGCGTCCAAGCTTTGGCAGATCTACCGGGGCACGAGCCCCAGTCGCAAGAAGAACAGCTATAACGCGTTGTGGGCTAATACCGAGATCCTGGCGCCCTCGGTCTATAACTCGATGCCCACGCCTGACGTGCGCCGGCGCTTCGGTCAGGCCGATCAACTCGGCAAGGCTGTATCGGAGGTGCTGAACCGCGCCCTCATGTTCAACGCCGAGACGACTGGTTTCGAGCATGAAATCCAGGATGACGTGCTCGATATGCTCGTCATTGGCATGGCCTTCTCGCGAGTGCGCTATGTGCCTGACCTCGTTCAAGTGGGCGACGCCCAGCAGACCGGCGAAGAGGCCGACGAAACGAATCTTGGCCACGAGGCGCAGCAGGGCGAGGAAAACGAGGAACTGGCCTGGGAGACGGCGCCCATTGAGCATGTGAAATGGGACAAGTACCTGCACGGCCCGGGGCGCACGTTTAAGGAAATTCCCTGGTGGGCGTTTGAGCACGATCTGACGCGCGACGAGCTCGTGCGCCGCTTCGGCGATGAGATCGGCAACGCGATCGAACTGAACGGCGGCCCGGCCAACATCGACGGCGATATCGCGCGCAACACCGATGAGGACACGCTTTCGCTCTTCAAGACGGCCAAGGTGTGGGAGATTTGGGACAAGGACACGCGCAAGGTCTATTGGCTCGCCGATAGCTATCGCGACCGCCTATGCAAGACCGAGGACGATCCGCTCAAGCTCGAAAACTTCTTCCCGCTGCCCATGCCGTTGCGGGCAATCGAGGATTCGGACGAATTCGAGCCGGTCGCGCTCTATGACCAGTACAAAGAGCAAGCGGAAGAGCTTGACCGCATCTCCACGCGCATCAACAAGCTCGTCGATGCGCTCAAGGCGCGCGCGATATATGACCCATCGCTTGGGACGGCGGTGGCCGAGCTGTTCCGCGGGCAGGACAACGACCTTATCCCCGCGGATCAAGGGATCAAGGCGCTGTACGAGAACGGCGGTCTAGCGAATTCGATCTGGTTTGCCCCGCTTGAGCCGATCGTCAAGGTCATCGCGTCGCTTTACGAGCAGCGCGAGCAATGCAAGCAGGTCATTTACGAGCTGACTGGCATTGCGGACATCATGCGGGGCTCGACGGACGCTCAGGAGACGAAGGGCGCCCAGGATTTAAAGGTGGCTTTCGGCATGACGCGGCTCTCGCGCATGCAGCGCTCGGTGCAGCGCTATATCCGCGATCTGCTGTGCCTGCAGGCTGAGGTCATTTGCACGCGGTTCCAACTCTCGACCCTGCGCGACATGACGCAAGTGCAGTTGCCGACGGACGCCCAGGTGCTCGCCTCGCAGGCGCATCAGGAATGGATGCATCAGGCAGTAGCGATGGTCATGCAAGGCCAAACGCCCCCGCCACGACCGCCGAAGCCGGTCACCTGGGAAGACGTTTATCGCGCCCTGCAGAGCGATCAGCAACGCACGTTCCGCGTGGATATCGAGACGGATTCGACGATCGCGGCGGCGCAGCAGGAAGACGCCCAGGACCTGGCCACCGTCATGACGGCGATTGTGGAAATGGTCAAGGAAGTGGGCCCGATGGTGCAGATGGGCGTCATGCCATTCCCAGCATTCAAGGAACTACTGCTCATGACGGCGCGTAAGTTCCGCATGGGTACGGCCGTCGAGGACGCAATCGATCAGATGCACCCGCCGGCGCAGAGCCAGCCGCCCGTTCAGGTGCAGGTCGAACAGATGCGCCAGCAGGGCAAACAGCAGGAGATCGCTGCGGACGTGCAGGCCGAGCAACAGAAGGCGCAGATTCAGGCATGGCTCGCGGCCATGGAGCAGCGCGCGCAAGCCGCCCAGGCTCAGCAGGAGAATGTGCTCGAAGCGCAGCGCGCGGAACTGGATGCCCGCTATCAGGCGCAGACCGAAGCGCTCAAGGCGCAGCATCAGGCCGCGGTCGAGGCGATCAAGACTCAGGTCAACGGCCAATTGCAGGTCATTTTGCAGGCCATGAAGAACCAAAACGCGATCGAGGTCGCGGAAATCACCAAAGGCGCGCAATTGCAGGCGGCGCAGATCGGCGCGGCGCAAGCCGGCAGCAAGGAGGGCGAGTAAATGCCGATGTACACCGTCAAGTGCCCGCAGTGCGGTCGCAAAGAAGTCATGTTCCGACGCATCCAAGAGCGAGACAGCCGGCTTCCAACTTGTCAGCACGGCGATTATGCGATTTATATGGAGCGCATCATCGAAGCCCCCGCGGTGCAAACCGATCTGCCCGGCTATCCGTCTCCAATCGACGGCCGCTGGATCGAAGGACGCCGCGCGCGCACCGAAGACCTCAAGCGCAATAACTGCCGCCCATGGGAAGGCATGGAGGCCGAGCGCAAGGAAGCCGAGCGCCGCGCGAGCGAGATCGACACGAAATTCGAGAAGACGATCGAGGCCGGCGTGGCCGAGGTCTACAACGGCATGAGCGCCGAGAGCCAGAGAGCGCTTGCTCATCTATGAACGTTCGCGCAATCCATTCCGAATGCGGGAAGACGGCCTTTTTCGTCGATCGCATGCCGATATTTGGCGAGCCCATTTCTACGCGCGGCGTACGCACGCTGGATGGGAGCGAGCCGAAGCCGCTTTCGTTGGTGTGCTGCGGATCTTGCGGCGAAGCTCTCAAAACCAAGCCGATATTCGAGATCGCGCAACCGTAAAAACACCATAAAACAACACGAAGCCGCCCTTGAGCGGCTTTTTTTACGCCCAAGGAGCCTGAAATGACGACTGAAGTGCAAACGCCCGAGCCGACCATCGACGACACGCTGCGCGACACCTACGCGAAGCTGCGCGGTTCATTCGAGGGAGATTTTGACCCGCCGGCGGATCCGGTCGATCCCGTTGATCCGACTGACCCGGTTGATGCCATCGAGCCAACAGATCCGGTTGATCCCGAAGATCCCGCTGATCCAGCCGACCCGCAAGATCCGCCGGAATCCCCTGATCCAGCTCAAACCTTCCGGCCACCGTGGAAGAAAGCGGCCCTCGCCGAATGGGAAAAGCTGCCCGAGATCGCCCGCAAGGAGATCGAGCGGCGCGAAGCCGACTTTCACAAGGGCATTGAGCAGTACAAGGCCGGCGCGCAGCAATCGCAAGAATGGGAGCGCACGGTCCAGCCGTATATGGCGACGATTCAGAGCTTCGGCGTGACGCCGCAGGTCGCCGTCAATGAGCTTTTGAAGGCCGATCACCTGCTGCGCTACAGCCAGCCGCAGCAGAAGGTGCAGATGCTCATGAAGATCGCCGGTGATTACGGGATCGACATTCAAGCCCTGGCCAATGGCATTCAGCAGGTGGCCGGTGAGCAGATTTGGCAGCAGCAGAATCCGATGGACCCGCGCACGCAACAACTGCAAGCGCGGGTTAATCAGCTTGAGCAACAGATTACTAATTCGCAGCGCCAAGCGCAGACGCAGGAGCACTCCGCGATCGACGCCGAAATCGCTGCATTCGCCGCAGACCCAGATCACGAGCATTTCGGGGTTCTTCAGCAAGACATGGCGCTGCTGTTGCAGGCCGGCCGCGCGAAGAGCCTTGACGATGCCTATGAAATGGCGATGCGTGCAAACCCGCAAACGTACCAGATTTGGCTTGCTCAACAGCAGCAAAAGCAGGACGAAGAGCGGAAAGCGAAGATCGCCGCGGCAAAGAAGGCCGGCGCGAATGTCGTGCGTCCCAACGGGCGTGCGAGCGTGCCTGCCGCCCAGCCGCCGCGATCGCTGGAAGAGGACATTGCCGAGACTGCTCGCAAGCTCGGCCTCATCAACTGATTTAGGAGTCGATCATGGCATCTCCCGGTCAGTCGAGCCTGTTCAACGCTTTCACCGAACTGGTATCGACCACCTATCGCAATCACAAGAAGACGGTCTCCGACAACGTGTCGAAGCACAACGCTCTTTATCGGCGCATCGCCGAGAAGAATCGCGTACGGCTCGAAGACGGCGGCTTGTCGATCGTCTGCCCGCTCGATTACCAAGCGAACTCGACCTACCAGCGCTACAGCGGCTACGATGTGTTGAACATTAACGCCGTCGACGTGCTGACGGCGGCCGAATATCCGTGGCGCCAAGCCGCGGTTAACGTGGCGGCATCCGGGCTCGAGCTTCGTACGAACTCGGGCGCACAGCGCATCATCAACTTCGTCAAAGCCAAGATCACGAACGCGCAGCGCTCGTTCGCGAACGGCATGTCGGCGGACGTTTATTCGGATGGCACGGCGGCGAACCAGATCAACGGTTTGCAGGCCATCGTCGCCGATAGCGGCGTCGGCACGGTCGGCGGCATCAACGCCTCGACATGGGCCTTCTGGCAGAACCTCGTGCAGTCGGCCGCAGCTCCGATTCAGGGCGGCGGCGCAATCACGCCGAGCGCAACGACGATCGAATCGCTGATGCTGCCTCTATGGATCAAGCTGACCCGCGGTGCGGATACGCCTGACCTCATCGTCATGTCAGACGACTACTTTGCGATGTACGAACAGTCGCAAACGTCGCTCAAGCGCTATGCCCCGGAAGATCGCGGCGCTGGCGGCATGATCTCGATGAAGTACAAAACGGCGGACGTGTTCTTCGATTCGTCGGGCGGCATTCCCGCGCAACACGCGTATTTCCTGAACACCGAATACCTCGAGATGGTGGTCCATCGCGACGCGAACATGGACATGCCGGAAGAGCTGCGCTCGGTGAACCAGGATGCGATCGTCATGCCGGTGCTGTGGCAGGGCAACCTCGTTTGCTCAGCCCGGTTCCTGCAAGGCGTGATGAAGGCCTAACCGAACGGAGGATGAAATGACGGTAGCAGCAACGCAGTTCCCTCTGATCGGTGTGCAGCCGGTCAGCAATTACTTCGCTCCCGACACGACGCAGCGTATGCCGCTCGGCGCGATCATCGCAGCCGACGATCCCTTTTGGGGCGGTGGCGAGTTTATCTACTTGCAGGCCAATGCGACGCTTAAGCAGGGCGCCGCGGTCACGTGGAATGCCGCCGTTGGCTTCCTCGCGATCAACCTGCCCAATACGGCCAACCAGGGTTGCGCGGTGGCATGGGCGTTGTATCCGATGACGGCCGGCCAATTCGGCTGGTTCAAGCTGTCGGGCCAGATCGTCGCCAACTGCACGGCGTCGGTGGCGGCCGGGACGACTGTCGGCATTACTGCCGCCGGCCAACTCGGAGCCAACAGCGCCGGCAAGCAGATTCTCGGGGCTACCTCCGTGCAAGCTGCAACGGCCACGATCACGAAGGCCAACACGGTCACGCGCAACGGCTCGCCGCTTCTGCAGGTGCCGAACTCGGATGGCCTTTTCGTCGGCCTCGCGATCTCGGGCACGGGCATTCCGGCCAGCACCTACATCGGTGCGATTAGCTCGGACGGCCGCACGATCACGATGATGCAATCGGATCTCGCTACGACGCAGAACGCGACCGCTACCGGCGCGATCACGCTGACTGGCACGATGAACGACGGCACCACGTACTACAACGTGCTGTACTCCGACCGCGCGTTCGCTCAAGGCGCGATCACGTAATCCCCGCTGTCTCCTTGCGGTCCTTTGCGGCGCATTCCTTCGGGTCTGCGCCGCTTTTTTTGGAGCAAAAAAAATGTCCGAAGTCGATGCAGCACCGAGCAGCACCGAATCTTTGCCGGTAATTGCCAGCGATGAAAGTGCGCTCAAGGCGGCCGAAACGGCGCGCGCGGAAGGCTTTGCTCCGGCGCAGGAAGTGAGCGAGCTCGTGCAAAGCGCCGGTGACCCCCAAACGTTGCCTCGCCTGCGGAAAGCGTCTCGGCGAGCGCCGCGGGCTCTGCCATGAATGCCGCTGGCGCCGCTACTTCGTCGCTCAGCGACGGAAATTCAGGCGTTGAGCCGATCAAAGTGACATTCGAGCAACTCGTCGAACAGCGCTTCCTGGCGCTTGAGCGTGCCATCGCGCGGATGCCGCACGCGATCCATACGGCTATGAGCGAAGGCAGCCATGCATCCGCCGAAGAATTCGCCTCGCGCGTGCTGCATCACATTTTTAATGCGCTGTAAGCGCCAATCGCAAGGAGAGATGACATGCAAGAACTGAGATTGCAGGAAAAAGGGCCGCGCCCGCATGTGCGATTCGAGACGCGCCCGGTTGAGGATCGCGCCCAATCGATCGAGCAGGGGCACAAGGTCTATAAGGATGTGCATTGGGTCATCGTGACACCGCCGGGCGGCAAGGATGTGCGTGAGGATATCGCCGAGTCATGGCTCGACAAGATCGAGGCGCAGGCTCAAGTCGGCCAGTACGACTATGAATGGGCGCGCGACTTCCGCCGCATGTATGCAATGTACGTCGATGGCTTGGCTCTGCCAGTGAGTGGAACTCCGCTGCGTATGTGTACCACGCTCTTCTCGCCCGCCGAGATCGCCAACTGCACGGCCGTGAACATCCACACGCTCGAAGACCTCGCGGCGGCGAACGAGGAAGCGCTCGGCCGCATCGGTATGGGCGCGCGGGCACTCAAGACGCGCGCGCAAGAGGCGATCAAAGCCGGTGACGGCAAAGAGAGCGCGATGAAGGTGGAGGCGCTCATGGTCGAAAACGAAGCGCTCAAGCAGAAGGTCGATGACCTGATCGCCGTGGTGAGCGAACTGAAAGAGCAGGCGGCGCTCTCGGCGCCCGCTCAGCGCGGCAATAAGAAGCAAGCGGAGGCTGCGTAATCATGCAGAAGTACCAGAACAATGTCCTTTTGAGCCCAGGCGGCGTCGCGGTTCCGAATGCCAGCGTTCTGGTGCTGAACTACCCGGGCGGCACGACGGCGACGATCTACTCGGACAATGGGGTGACCGTCGCCGCAAACCCACTCACCACGGATGCGAACGGCGCATTCGGCTTCTATGCCGCGGACGGGCATTACACCCTGCAAATCACAGGAAACCTGAACGGGATTGCGATCACTCCGGTGACCGTGACGGACGTTCTGTTGACGGACGTACTGCCAGCCGATCTCTCTACGTCGTTGCCTTCCTCGAGCGGAAAGCTCTGGAATGACGGCGGCGTTATCTCGGTGTCCTGACCATGCTCAAACGCATCCTTCTCGCGGCACTTTGCTTGCCGCTGACGGCGCTCGCCCAAAGCTACCCGTCGCCGACATATCAGAACGTCACGGTGCTGGGCACGCTTACCGCATCGGGTGGCAACAGCATTGGCCTTGGCGCGCTGGCGCAGCAGGCCGCCAATACGGTGCTCGCCAATGCGACCGGCTCGACCGCGAATGTCACGGCGTTTGCGATGCCGAGCTGCTCGACGAGTTCGAGCGCGCTCAATTGGACGAGCGGTTCAGGATTTACATGCGGCACAGTTGCGACGCCTGGCGCAAATTCGAATATCACGTCGCTTTCCGGGCTCTCCACGCCATTGTCGATAGCGCAGGGTGGCACGGGCTCCGGCACGCAAGCTGGTGCGCTCTCAAACATACTCGGATCGTCTTCGGTACCGGTCGCAAACGGAGGCACCGCGCGCGCGACGCTCACCGCGCATAGCGTTCTGCTCGGCAACGGTACGAGCGGCGTCAATTCGGTAGGCCCGAACGCGACGAGCGGGCTCGCGCTCATCAGCCAAGGCTCAAGCGCCGACCCGATTTTCGGATTGCCGACTGGCACGCTCGTCAACGTTCAACGCTTCACATCGAGCGGCACCTACACGCCGACGGCGGGCGCTACCTCTGCCATCGTGATGGCGGTCGGCGGCGGCGGTGGCGGCGGCGGTTCTGCGGCGACTACTTCAAGCCAAGTCGCATTGGGCGGCGCGGGTTCGGCTGGTGCGTGGGGAGTTGCGCGCATCACATCGCTGTCGAGCCAAACCGTCACCATCGGTTCGGCGGGGAGCGGCGGCGCAGCGGGGGCGAATGCCGGAACCAACGGCGGCCAGACGAGCATCGGTACATGGTTGGTATGCCCGGGTGGCGTCGGTGGGCCGGCTGGCGCAGCGACGGCCATAACCAGCACCAATGTCAACGGTGTTCCAGCGGGGTTCAGTGGATCGCCGAGCTCAAGCGGCTCACTGCTTGAAGGAAGTGCGGGCAATGTCGGCACCTACGCCCTGTGGGGATTTAACGGTGCTGGCTCGGTCAATCTTGGTCAGGGCGGCAATTCACGTTTCGGCGCTGGCGGGTTCGTGGCCAATCTAGGCGCCGGTTCATCGGGCAATGGTTTTGGCGCTGGCGGCAGCGGAGCGTCGGGTGGGGCATCGGCATCTGCCGCGGCTGGCGGAAACGGCACGGCTGGCTATGTGATCGTCTACGAGTACAACTGACATGACCTACGCAATCGTGCAAAACGGCACCGTCATCAACACCATCGAGTGGGATGGCTTGAGCGCGTGGCAACCGCCTTCGGGCACGTCGGTCGTGCAAATCCCCGATGGCGCATATGTCGGCATCGGCTCGACATATTCGAATGGCGTGTTTGGCGAACCGCCCCAACCCTCGCCCTTGGTGTAAGCGATGCCTATCGTCACTCAGCCGGTAACCGGCACAGTCTCCGCGCTCTCGATCGTGCAGGATCTGACCGAGCGCATGAACATTCCAACGCCGACGGCGGTCGCGACTTCGACTGATCCGGCCGTGCTGCAAATCCTGGCCCTCTGCAATAAGGAGGGCGAATGGCTGACGAACCAATACGACTGGCAAGCGCTCACGCTCGAGGCAAGTTTCGTCACGGTCGCGCAGGAGAACCAAGGTTCTTTGGCGACGATCGCGCCGTACATGAAGAACATCATCAATGACACGATGTGGAATCGCGATCTGCGGCGCCCCGTGTTCGGACCGATGACGGCGCAGCGCTGGGAGCAGCTAAAGGCGATGGTTATGCAAGGGCCATGGAATCAATTTCAGATCCGAGGCGACAGCATCCTTTTCATCCCGGTCCCCGCTGCAAATCAGCATATCTGGTTTCAATACACGAGCCGCTGCTGGTGCAAATCGTCGAGCGGGATGGGGCAAGTCAAGTTCCTCGCCGACACCGATACGCTCACGCTGCGCGATGACCTGTTCAAGCTCGGCGTCGAGTGGCGCTGGCGCAAGGCCAAGGGCCTCGACTACGCGCAAGATTTCGTCGATTACGAGACGATGCTGCAAGACGCCAAGGCGCGCGATGGCACTAAGGACGTGCTCAACATGGCCGATGTTCTTTACGACATCTACCCCGGCATTCTCGTGCCGGCCGGTTCCTGGGGCGTGTAATTATGATGCGCCGGCCGGTGGCTCCAGCAAGCCCGATGACGAAGATGCAAAAGGCGCGCACGATGAGCGTGCCTGCGCCAATCGGCGGATGGAACGCGCGCGACTCTATCGCCGCGATGCCGCCAGAAGACGCCGTTATCCTGACGAACTGGTTCCCCACGCCGTCCAACGTGCAATTGCGCAGCGGCTCGCAGAACTGGGCGACGGGCCTCGGAAATCAGGTCAATTCGCTGATGCCGTATAACCCATCGACGGGCTCCGGCAAGCTGTTCGCCGCGGCGGGCGGCTCCGTATTCGATGTGACAGCGAATGGCGCCGTCGGCGCGGCCGTGATCTCGTCGCTGTCGAGCGATAAGTGGAAGCATGCGAATTTCGCCACGAATGCCGGGCCGTACCTTGGCATAGTCAACGGCGTGGATGGCTATTACCTGTACAACGGCTCGTCATGGCAATCGGTCACCTCAGGCTCGAGTCCGATATCGATCACTGGCGTAGATCCGACGACACTCTCGGATATCGTGATGTTCGCGAGCCGCGTGTGGTTCATCCAAAAGAGTTCGCTCAATGCCTACTACCTGCCGGTGGGCGCCGTCGGCGGCGCGGCCTCGGTATTCCCGTTGCAGGCGGTTTTCCCGCGCGGCGGCTCGCTCGTCGCCATGGGCGTATGGACGGTGGACGGCGGCTACGGAATGCAGGACTACCTATGTTTCGTCACGACCGAGGGCGAGATCGCGATCTACCAGGGCACGGACCCTTCGCAATCGAGCACGTGGTCTAAGGTCGGGGTTTATCAGGTCGGCACGCCCATGGGCAACCGCTGCTTCATGAAATATGGTGGCGATCTGCTCTATATCGGAAAGGACGGCCTTGGACCGATTTCGCGTCTTCTGGCGTCCTCGCGCGTCAATACGCAGGTCGATCTGAGCTACAAAATCCAGAATGCCATATCGCAGGCAACCTCGCTCTATGCGAGCAATTTCGGGTGGAGCATGGTGCTGTACCCGACCGCCAACGCGATTTTGCTGAACGTGCCGATTGCCGTCGGCTACCAGCAGCAATACGTGATGAACACGATTACCGGCGCCTGGACGCAATTCACAGGATGGCCGGCCAACTGCTGGGTGCGCTTTAACGACAACCTGTATTACGGGGGCAACGGCGTCGTCGTGCATGCGTGGAGTTCGGCGCAGGACGATAACGGCGGCTCGATCGTCGGTGAGGCGCTTCCCGCCTTCAATTACTTCGGCAGCAAGCAACTGAAGCAATGGACGATGGCGCGTCCGGTCCTGCAATCGACCGGCACGCCCGGGGTATTGCTCGGGCTGAACGTCGATTTCGACACGACCTCGCCCAATGGCACGCCTGAATTTTCGGCTCCGGCCGGCGCGCTGTGGGATCAAGCCTTGTGGGATCAGGCGGTATGGGGCGGATCGCAACAGATCATTAAAAACTGGCAGCATGTCGGCGGGATAGGCTATGCCGCGGCGTTGCATATGCTCGTGAGCGCGCGCGATATGCCCGTCTCCTGGATGAGCACGGACTACCTCATGATGGATGGGGGCGTGCTGTGAGCAAGCGCATCGTGTGGGACGAGCCCGAACGCATTATCGAGTTCGTTTCACGCCGGCTAGCTGCCGAAGAGTTCTCGAAAGACGCGCGCGCGATCGGCCTAGAAAACGATGGCGAGCTGATCGCCGGTGTCGTTTTCGAAAGTAAGAGCGGACCGAACATTTTGATGCACGTAGCGTCCAATGGCGGTCGTCACTGGATGACCCCTGCATACATGGCAGCATGTTTTCGCTATGCTTTTGTGCAGGAGGGATGCAACCGAATCACCGGTCTTGTGCGGGCCGATAACGTCGATGCGCAACGTTTCGACGAGCACTTGGGGTTCAAGCGTGAAGGACAACTCCGCGCAGCTTGCACCGATGGAACAGACCTAATCGTCTACGGCATGCTGAAAAGCGAATGCCGATACATCGAAGGCAGGTACTATGCGGCACTGTTGGCTGACATGCGACGCGCCGGATTTGCCGTTTGAGGCATTCCGCAAAGCGCCAGGCCGGAACCGACCGGCAACCCTAGAAGGCGGAGGGGGAAAGGGCGGTGGTGGCTCCGCGCCGTCCTATCCCGATCCCTACACGGTCGCCGGCGCGACCACGCAGACGAACGAGCAATCGGCCGCCTATAACAAGGCGCTGAACCTCAACAATTATTCCAATCCGTTCGGCTCGCAGACGACGACGCAGACAGGCGTCGATCCGAGCACGGGCGCGCCGATTTACTCGACGCAGATCAGCGCCAATCCGCAATTGCAGCAGCAACTCTCGTCGCTGCTCGGGCAGACAGGCCAAAGCGGACAAATCAATCAGCGCGCGCTGAACGGGCTTATGGGGCTATCGTCTTCGATCAGCCCACAAGCGGCTCAACAAGCGCAGGCGAACGGACAGAGCGCCGCGTATCAGTCGGCGATGGGCTATTTGACGCCTCAGTTTTCGCAGCAGCAAGAATCGCTTGACGCTCAGCTCGCGAATCAAGGCTTGGCCCCGGGGTCCGAGGCATGGAATAACGCGCAGGCCAATCTCTCGCGCAACCAGACGTTCGCGCAGCAGCAGGCGATCGACAATGCGCAGCTCACCGGATCGCAGATCGGCACGCAGAATTTCCAAAACCAACTGGCCGGGATCAATACGCAAGCGGGGCTGTACGGGCAAGCGGTCGGCGTCGGCCAAACCCCGTATTCGAACCTGCAAACGATCGCACAGATGATTCCAGGCTACTCGGGGACGGGGCAGAGCGCAGCAAATCCGGCTGATATCGGCGGCTACATGAATAACGCCTATCAATCCAGTCTCGCGAATTACAACGCGCGTCAGCAGTCGTCGAACTCCGCAATGAGCGGGCTGTTTGGGCTCGGGTCGGCGGCGCTTCTTGGCGGATTCCTTTAAAGAGAGGTCGAAATGCCACTCCCCAACGGCGGCGTGACCATACTGCCGCAATTCCAGGGCAGCTATTACGACTTGCAGCGGCAGCAGGCCATCGCGCAAGCGCTGATGCAAAACTCGCTGCAGAACCAGGCACCGACGCAAACGGTCGGCTCGGGCGGCTCGCAAAACTATCAGGTCATGCCCAAGTACTCGATTGGCGCGGGCCTGTCTCAGCTCGGCTCCGCGCTGCTGGCCGCGAAAATGGGTGGTCAGGTCGGGCAGGGCCTAAACAGCCTCGGCGCGCAGCAATGGGGCGCGCTCGTCGGAAGCAATAACCCGACGGCCGGCTTTGGCGCGTCCGCTCCCGCGCAGGGAGGGTCCGCTTCCCCTCTTCCTGCCGCCTCAGCAGGGCAACCCGTCAATGACGGGACTGCTGGGGCTTCAGGGGTTTCTGACCAGCTAAGCCAAGGGCAGCAGCAGGGAACGCCCGGGATGCTCTCGCCGGGCGGCCCGATGAATCCTGTCGGCATGCCGGTGCAGCAGGCGGCGATGATGTATCTGAACTCGCCTGAGGAATATTGGAAGACGCAGGCGCAGGCGTTCAAGCCTTCCGATATCGTGTCGCAAATTCGTGCTGCCGGGATTGATCCGAATTCGGCGCTCGGCCGGCAACTCGCGCAGAACGCTCTCGCGAAGGCGACGGCACCGGATTACATGGCGCTGCGCGGCGGCGGCTACGCGCTTAACAAAACGACCGGCGATCTTGAGCAGTTGCCCCAGGTTCCCGAGGGCTATCAGGCTATCAAGGGCGCTGATGGTCAGTTCCATATCGTGCCCGTCGAAGGTGGCGTGGGAGCGCTCAAGACCTCGGCGGCGGCGAATGCCATCGGCAAGGCCTATGGCGATACGACGACCGGCTATGTCAACGGCTCGCCGACATTCGTCAATCGTGGCGCCATCGCGGAGCAAACCGCTGGCGGTGGAGCGCCTGGCCCGGCACCGAGCGCGGGTAGCGTTACGCCCGGCCGCTTTGGCGGCTATCAAGCGCCGGGCTCGATGCCTACGCCGTCTCTCGCTCCTGGCGTTGGCGCCGCGGCGGATAAGGTCGCCGGAGCGAATGCTGATCGTTATAACCAAACGGTGCAGTTCGGTGTAGATAGCGCGACTCGGCAGAACGTGCTCGACAACATCATCCAGCTTTCGCAATCCGGCGTGCAGACCGGACCCGGTTCGGACTGGCAGAACAATGTGAAGGGGCTCATTGCGAATTCGCCGGTGCTGAGCAAAGCGTTCCCCAACTGGCAAGGCCAGGTGGGCGACTATCAGGAACTCAAAAAGTACCTGAATCAGAATGGCCTGCGCGCATGGCAAGCCGCTGGCGGCACCGGCACCGACACGCAGATGGATGCCGCGATGCACGCCAACCCGAACGACACGATGTTCCCGCAAGCGCTGCAGACAATGGCCTCTTGGGCGAAGGCTGGCGAGCTAGCTGGCACCGCGCGCGCGAATTTCTACCAGCAGTTTAAGAACAATAACGGCGGTGTTTCCAATCTGGATCAGGCTGACCAGACCTGGCGCAATAACTTCGACCCGAAGGTGTTCCAGCTCGAAACCTATGGGCCGGCGCAGCGCGCTTCGCTCTTAAATAGCCTTACCCCACAGCAGGCGCAGCAGCTCATGCAAAAGCGTGCGTGGTTCAAGCAAAACGGGTTGCTGCAATGAGCAATTTCGACGCGCTCTTTCAATCCGCCGGCCAGCAGTACGGCGTCGATCCGATGATGCTAAAGGCGATCGCCACGCAGGAATCATCGCTTAACCCATCGGCCGTGAATAAGGAAAGCGGGGCATCGGGGTTGATGGGGTTCACGCCGGATACTGCGAAGGCATATGGTATCGATCCTAATGACCCGGCGCAGGCGATCCCCGCTGCAGCGAAAATGTTCAGCGAGAACATGCAGCGTTTTGGTGGAAACGTCGAGCAAGCGGTAGCCGCGCATTTCGCCGGCCCGAATCAGAAGCTGTGGGGGCCGAAAACGAATCAGTACGTGGGCAATGTCGCGAGCAAGTATGCAGCGATTCGCCAAAGCGGCGGCTATGCCCCGGTGCCGCAAGCTCAAGCATCATCGGCCCCCGCATCTTCCGCGCAGCCTGACGATATCGACGCGATGCTCGCGGCCCGCGCGCAAGGCAAGTCTGTCGGAGCGGCGGCGACCACGCCTTCTGCGCCTGCCGCATCCGATCCGATTGATGTCATGCTTGCACAGCGCGCGGCGGGACAACAAATAGCAGGGGAAACGCGGCCGTCTATTGCGAAAGCTTCGGCTTCGTCTGTATCGCCGGATGCCGAGGCGCTCGATCTTGCCGCCGGCGGCGCATCGTCCAATACCCTAGATCAGTTGCGCCAGATCGGGGCAGGCGCTGCCCATGGCGTCGGCAGCATGTTTAACAACGCCGCGAACTTCGTTGAGCGCCAGGCGGCTCGCGTGGGAATCTTCCCGCAGGCAGCGGCGGCCGACACAGCAGCGCAAGCGCAAGCAGATCAGCAATTCGCACAAACCGCATCCCCGGGCGAAAAGGCTTCGGCATTCGTCGCGCCAATGCTGATCCCCATGAGCGGTGCTATGGCTCCCGGCAATGCGGCGCGCGCGGCTCTCGCTGCTCGGCTCGGCGGAGGTACCTTGGCGCGCGCCGTCGGCGCCGGCGTTGGAAACGCGATCAATGGCGGCATCATGGCAACCGGTGCGCCGATCGATCCTAATCAGCCGACCGGCCCGCAGGATGCGCGCAATGTGGCAATGGGTGCCGGTATCGGTGTCACGCTACCGGCCGTAGCGGCAGCAGGCAAAGCGATCGGCTCAAATATCTGGAATGCGGTCAAGCCAATCGTCAATCCTGAGGCCTATGTAGGGCAGGGTCTAGCTGGCGCTGTAGGCGATCAAGCAGCGAATGTCGCGCAGAATATCCGATCGGCGCCGCAATTCGTTCCGGGCTCGATGCCGACTACGGCGCAGGCCGGAGCAAACCCGGTGCTGGTAGCCACCGAGAAAGCCGCGGCCAATGCAAACCCGGATCTGAGAAACGCACTCGCTCAGCGCGCGATCGAGAACAACGATGCGCGATGGCAAGCGCTCGCGGGCGTGGCTGGCGATCAAGCGTCGCTCGATGCGGCAACGAAAGCGCGTTCGGTCGCGGCTCAGCCTCTCTATGATGCTGCGCACCAGGCGACGACGAACGTCGGGCCCGCTTTCATGCGCTACGCGCAAATTCCCGAAATGCAGCAGGCAATGGAGCGAGCTAATCAGCTGGCATCCCTTGATGCGGCCGTCGGCCGAGGCGTGGCGCCGATATGGCCGCAGGAGGGCGGAAGCCGAGCAATCAATGGAGCTGCTCTCGATTACACCTCACGCGCGCTCGGCGACATGATCGATGAGGCGCAGCGCGCCGGCGCCAACAGTAAGGCAGCGTCGCTCGCCGCACTCAAAGGAAAGATCGATAGTTGGACGCAAACCTATATCCCCGGGGTACAACAGGCGCGCGCCGCATATGCGGCGGGAAGTGTGCCCGTTAATACGATGGAAGTAGGCCAGCAGATCGCGAATGGACTAGGTACCCGCGCGATGAATCCGGGCGGCGCGCCCGAGATTCAACTGATGCCATATCGAGCCGCGCTCACGAAAGCCCTGAATAGCGGCCCAGCGGCCGAGTTCGGCGTCGATTCGAGTGCCCTCGATACGCTTCAAGGCATCGGGCAGGATTTGCAGCGCGCGACGATCTCAAACTCTCTGCGTTCCCCGGGAAGCGATACCGCGTACAACCTTGCCGCTCAGGGATGGCTCGCGCGCCAACTGTACGGCCCCACGTTCGGGGGCGCCGGAAATCTCGGCAAGGCCGTCGGCGCGGTCGGCGCCACGGCACTCGGCCACCCGATGATCGGTTTGGGCATCCTGGGCGGCGGCAACAAGATCGGCCAAATGGTGGGCGGCCGACTGAACGATCAGCTATCGAACTTTCTTCTTGAGCCCAACGCTCTCCTTCCGTATCTGGACGCTCGTGCGGCCGGTCCTGTCAACGCTTCGCAGCAGGCGCTCGCTGCCGCTTTGCGTCGGCAAATCCTCCCAGCCGCTGTCGTAGGGGTTAGCCGTCGCAGCCTCGTAAATGCCCCATAGGATGCTGCCGATGAAAGTCACGACGAGAATCAGCAGCCAATGCTCACGAATAAACAGATACATCATGATTTTCTCCTTGGGGGTGCGCCATGCCTAGAAATGGCAGCGGTCAATATACTTTGCCGGCTGGCAATCCGGCAGTGACTGGCACGACGATCAGTTCCAGCGGGTGGGCCAATCCTACGCTATCCGATATTGCGTCGGCTCTGACGGCTTCGATCTCGGTAGACGGGCAGACGGTGCCCACCGCAAACCTGCCGATGGGCAATTTCCGCCATACCGGGGTCGCCAATGCTCAGAACGCGAATGAGTATGCCACGGTTAACCAGATCCAAAGCGCGGGCCTGGCGCTGCTAGGGGGCGCGACTGTCGGATCGATGAGCCTTACGGGCTTGACTATTACCGGTTCAGCCGGCCTCACGTTAGGCAATCAGACGAGCCCGAACGTCTCGCCCATCAAATTCGGCGACGGCAGCGGGTGGCAGCTTAAGTTTCAAACGACGGGCGGAACGACGGTAGCGACGCTTCAGGACAACGGCAATTTCAGCGCTGCGAACGTCACGATTACCTCGGACGAGCGAATTAAAGGCGAATGGGAGGCGCTGCCGGCCGACTTCTTGGAGCGCCTGTGCTCCGTGAAGAGCGGCACGTATCGGCGCGTCGATATCGAATCGGATGCACGCCACGTGGGCGTTACCGCTCAATCTCTGCAAGAGGTCTTGCCGGAGGCTGTGCTCGAAGGTAACGGCGGCATGCTGTCGGTGGCCTACGGGAACGCGGCCTTGGTGGCGTGCATTGAACTCGCCCGGGAAGTGGTGCGCCTTCGCGCAATCGTGGAGGCGAAATGACGCTGCCGTCATCGCCCCCGCTGTCGGGCTCTCAGGTCGCTATAGAGCTTGGCCTGTCGCTGCCGCTGTCGATGAGCCATGCATGGGTGATCGCATTGGCAGGCAAGTCGGCGCTCCCGATCAGCTTTAGCGATTTGCTCGGGAAGACGGGCCGATATGACGGCTCGCTCGCGACAGTGGATAACGGCGGGATTCCGCATACGTGGCAGATCAACTTTGGCGGCGCTCCATTTTTCGGCGGAACGCTCGCCCAATTGGTCGAGGTATTCAACGTAGGCTATTTCGCGAATCTCTTCTTTTCGGTATCTCCGAATTGGAGGGGAAATATCTTGGTAAAGAACAACAGCACGGGAGCATCCCAGGTTTTCACGTACGCAAATAGTGGAACCCAATGGCAGGCAAATCCCGCGCCATCAAATCTTTTGGTGGTAGGTAACACCGATAGCTTCACTCTCCTTCCATCGAACTAACGGGGTCCCCATGGATTACGAAATGGCTATCGCCGAACTCAAAACGCGCAAGGATGCGGCCTCGGTCGCGATTCTCAAACTCGACGAGCGCGTGACGCAGCACGACGAAATTATTGGCGTGCTCGTTGATTCGCTCGCGACGAAAGACGACATCAAAGGCCTGCGCGACGATCTGCGAGAGCGCCTCGATCGCGACGAGCTTCTCGAAGAGCGCATGGCCATCCAAAGCCAGCGCATCGACGATTTGCGCAGCGATCGCGCCGAAGAAGACGCCGCGCGCGAGACGCGCTTTAACCGCCGCATGAGCTGGGCGATGGTCGCGCTTTTCGTCGGCGAGCTCATCCTTGGCTGGCTGGGCCTTCACCATGGCAAATGACGCCCCGCTGCTTAAGCGCCTATATCTGCGCTTTCGCCATCCGAAGGTCTTCCTGATCGCGCTATGCACGTTCATCTGCACGATGCTCGGGTTGCATTTCTTCTGGGGGATCGACGGCGACTGGGGTGGCACGAACCTGACGCTCTCGTGCGAGGCGTCGGTAGCGAGCGCCGTCGTCACGGTGGCGGCAGAAGAGACGATTAGGCTGCTCAAAATCGTCATCCAGCGCCTTCACGAGCTGCACGTCGTCGCCGTCGGCATCCGGCGCATTGTCGATGCCATGCAAGAGCAGGGCGCCGTATCCGGCAAGACGCTGCGCGGCGTGCTGCTGATCGCCGAGGCCCAGCGCGACATGCTGCTCGATCAGCGTGCGCTGCTGCAGGCCCTGCAAGAGGGCGATGAGCGAATCCTGAAAGCTCTCACCGAAGGGAGGGAATCGTGATCGCTAACCCCGCAAATGCAACGCTGAAGCTGTCGGCCGCCGGCGCCGCGCTGATCCAAGGATTCGAGGACAGCCGCGGGCCGGCGCTCGTCGCGTTCAAGCCCACGCCCAACGACGTTTGGACGATCGGATGGGGGCACACCCACGGCGTCTGCGAAGGCATCACATGCACGATCGAGCAGGCGCAAGCGTGGTTCGAGCAGGATATGGCTTGGGCGCAAGCGGCCGTGCTCGGCGCCGTGACCGTCCCGCTCAACCAAAACCAGTTCGACGCGCTCGTGAGCTTCACGGAGAACGAGGGCGCAACGGCCTTCGAAGAATCGACGCTGCTACGGCTGCTCAATGCAGGCGATTACGCCGGGGCAGCGGCGCAGTTCTCGCGCTGGGTCTATCAGCGCGGGCAAATCCTGCCGGGGCTCGTTACCCGGCGCAACCAGGAGGCGGCGCTGTTCAACACGCCGATCAACCCATGACCACCATGCAATTTCTCAACGCCGTTCTCAATTGGCTGCAGGGCGACCCTACGCACGTAATGGCCGCCGCGGCGCTACTCAATTCGATCATCCCGACGCCTAACCCGGCGACGCCCGTCGGCAAGGCCTACAAGGTGATCGAAATGCTCGCGCTGTGCTTCCTGCGCGCTAAGGAAAGCGGCGTGCCGCCGCAAACGCCCGCGGCGCTCGCTGACCAAATCGCCGAAGCCATCGCCAAGCGTTCCGCCATCCCCGCCGCTCCCCAGCAGTAACCCTCCTCAAACCTCCAAGGAATCACCATGAAATCCATGCTGCGTATCGCGGCAGGCTTAGCCCTGGCCGCTTGCTTCGTCGTGTTCGCCGGCTGCAATTCGTTGCCGACGGTGCAACAGCAGTTCCAAACCGGCTGCGCGATCGTCAATGGCGATCTATCGATCATCGCCACGTCGCCGCTTTTGAGCCCCGCTCAACAAGAGCAGATTACCAAGACGATCCTCCCGGCCAATCAGGCGCTCTGCAAGGCCGGCGCGACGCTGAACGTATCCGACTTGAAGGCGTTCCACGACAGCCTCCTGCCGGCCGCGATCGCCATCGTCCAGGGCGTGCCCGCGCTCCCTGATCAGCAAGCCGTCCTGCTCGGGTTGCAGACGTTCGGCCCGATGGTGCAGGCGTTGATCGATCAGGTGATTACGGAGGCTGCGCCGGCGCCCGCCTCGAGCCCGAAATGAGCCCGCACGACTTCGCCTTGCTCGCGCAGGAGGCCTATTCAGCGCCGCCCGACATCGGGCAGTTGGATAGCGCCTCGCGTGCGATCGTGCGGGAGACGGCGGCCGGCCTGGTCGTCGCCTTTCGAGGCTCGGATAACGATAGATGCTGGGAGGCCGACTTCGACGCCTTCCCGATGGATGTGGATGGCGTTGGAAAGCTCCACCGGGGCATCTGGCGGGCTTGGGAGGATATGGCGATACCAACGTTCGCCGCGATCAACGGGAGGCCCGTTACGCTCGTCGGGCATTCCCTGGGCGCAGCGCTCGCGCTCATGTGCGCGGTGCAGATGACGGTATCCGGCAATCCCCCGGACGCAGTGTGGGGATTTGCGCCGCCGCGCATTAGCCCCGGCGAGCAATTCGGTCCGCTGCTCGCCGGCGTGCCGATCGAGCTTTATCGGAACGGCGCCGACATCGTCCCGATGATGCCGCCCGACTGGTATCACCCGGCGAAGCTGAACGCCATCGGCTCGCCGGAGTTGCCGTTCGACAATCCGTTCGACCATAAGATCGAGCGGTATGTCGCGGCCCTCGCTCAGTTGGAGGCGGCTGCCTGACTCGCCGAGCATGGCGGGGCGGTCGGCCCCGTCGTCTCGCACGGTCGGAGCGGCACCGGCGCGATTAGCTTGGGCGTCGATCCATACCCGCTGTCGCTTCCTCCACCGCCGCCACAGGCTGAAAGCATTGCGGCCAAAATAATCCCCGGGATAATGGTTTTTCTCATTGCTTGCTCCACGCGCTTTCGCGCTTCACTTCGGTTTCTACAGTCGCGCGGCAATGTCCGCTGACGACTCTCTGTAGTACACCTCCTGGAGCAACCTAAGGTCCTTGTGGCCGCTTATCTTGGCAAGCGTCATTACGTCTACCTTGCGCGATAGCCGCGTGAGCGCCTCGGCGCGGCTGTCGTGAAAGTGAAGCTCGGCGATCCCCAATCGATCGCGCGCGCGGCGAAATAGCGTGTCTAGAACGGCCGACGTGATCGTGAAGCAGCGCTCCCGATCGGCCACCGGCTTGAGCAGCCGCACCGCGTGCTTTGAGAGCGGAACCTCGCGCGGGCGACCCGTTAGATATTCCATCTTGTGATGCACGGTCGCCACGCGGCGCTTGAGGTCCAGCGTGGAGCGCCCAAGCGAGAGAATCTCCCCGGCGCGCATCGCCGTGCGTAGAGCGACGAGAAAGGCGAGCGCTACCTCCTGCTGCTTCGATACCGGCGCGCGGCCGGTTCGATATTCCAGGCAGCGCACGATCTGCTGCACTTCCTTGCCAGTCACTCGACGGGCGCGCGGCGGCGCATCCTTGGGTGGCCTGAATCCCTTGAACGGGTTGTGCTCCATCCAATGCCACTCTTCCCGAGCGATCGAGAAGGCGTTGCGCAGGAGGTTGATATCCCGATTCACGGATCCAGGCGTGACGACCTTTAGGCGTGCGTCGCGCCATTGAGCGAGCTGCGGGGTCTTGAACTCCGAGAGTGGGAGGGCAGCCAGCTCGGGAAAGTCGCGCGCGAAGGCCGCCAGGCGCAATTGCTCGGCCCGCGCGCCGCGCTTCGATGGGGAAACCTCCTCCCCATAGCGCTTGAGCATTTCCCCAACCGTGCGCAGCTCGGCGACCGGCTTTGATTTCAGCGCGCGCAGCTCGATTTCCTTTGCTGCCGCCCAAGCCTTGGCTTCTCGCTGGGTGCGAAGCACTTTCGAAGCGCGCTTCTCGAGTACGTAGACTTGCGCTCGCCAGCCGTTCTTGTGCGGCGTGATCGATGCCATGGGGAGAGCCGTGGGTGCGTTTTGGGGAGCCAAGTGTACGAGTTGCGCGTTTGATGGGCAATATCGCCGCGCTCAACCACAATATGTAGCGTTTTGAGCGTACATCGCACACAACGTATCGTTTCCTGGTGCCCGGGACCGGGGTCGTTGCGGCCGAAAATCTAGACTGCATAAGTCTCTCGCGTGCGCGTGGGGAGTTCATGAGTAGTCAACGGCGAGAATCGCGTCGATTTGCTCGATCGGAATCAAGCCGCATTTGTTGAGGCGGATTCTACCCGAGTGAACCATACGGCTTACCGTCGTGCGGCTGACGTTGAGCATTTGGCCGGCTTGTGTGAGGTTGACCTGCGTCGGCCGCGGCGCCCGCGCGATGGCACGAGCCACGGCGCGCTCGACGACGGCTTCGAGTTGGTCTAATTCGATGGTTGTCATTCTGGCTGCTCCTTCCCTATCCCTCTAGCGACAGCCTCGATCGCCATCCTGATAGCCGTCATCCGATCGCCCTCGGCGCATTCCAGCGTCTCCTCGATGTCACCCTTCCACGCCGTGACGTACGAGCCGTCGTACTCGATGCTAATGCCGTGCTCACATTGGAGGCGGAAGGCTGCTAGTTCTTCGGCTTGCTGCTCAATGAGTTGGTACGCCTGTTGAGCCAACATGGACGCACTGAGGCCAAAGTCCGTACTCGAATAGCAAAGAGCAAACGCCCTTAATGTCTTCGCCAGTTCGGTTGCGTTAGTGGTCATCCCCCCTCACCCCTCCAATCGCAAAAGCGATAGATCCAAAGACGAGCGTCACGCAAAATACAAACGCCCCACAGTCGAACGCATCACCATGCAACGCATAGACGAGACTTGCTGATGTGATCGATGCAGAGATAGCTACGGAGGCCTGTCTAAGCGCGTTCTTCACGACTTCTCTCCTTCTGCGTCAGTCGGTGCGGGCGGCATCTGGGTCCAGTGCGTTACCTCGCCTTCACATACAGCGACGTGTGAATAATCGCTCCAGTTGTCGATGCATTCATACCAGCCAGCTTTCCAGTAGTACGCATCCCGCTCTTCGTCGTATTCCGCCTCCAGTTCGTCGCAGTCGTAGTTCTGCTCACGCGTTTTAGGGGCGACGTATTGAGCACGGATTCGACGCAGCTTGCCGAGACGGTTTCGATAAGTGGCCAGTACTGTGTGGCCCGAGTCCGGAACCCGATCTTTCGCGCTGATCCACGCCTCTCTATCGGGAGCGGCCGGAGCCGTCTTGATCGCCTCCAAAATCTGCCGACAGTAATCGTCAGCGAGCAGGCCGTGGCTCATCCCACACGTCGCGAGTTCGCGGATGCGGTCGAGCGTCGCGCTATCGGGAGCGGTGCGGCGAGCGGCTTGCCAGCCTTCCCAAGCGTCCTGCGCCTTGATTAGCCCGTATTTGCCGTCTCCCTGTCTGGACTGGACAAGCAGTCGCAGAGCGTCGGCCCGGTATTGTGCAGGCATTGTGCTCGCCCACCACTGTTCGAATTCTTCGCGGCTAGCCACGATTCCCTCCCTTCGCCTCGGCCGGAGCGGCGGCGAGAATTCCGCGAACTCGTTGAGCAAGCGCCTTGTTTCCGATAGCTGTTGCAATGCGCTCGGCTAACCCCATAAACCAAGCCGGCATGTCGGTCTCTCCATTCCCTCGAAGAAGTTCGGCGTGGCCGATCAGCGTATAAACGTCACCGTCCGTCATCGCCTCCGCGCTCGGCTGCGTGGCGGCGAGAAGAGAGCGAAGCACGGCCGCCGCGCTCGGCATGGATTGAAGCGCCCCGATCCCCAATTCAATCGCGTCACGCTGTTCTCGCGTCAACCCCACCGTCCCATCCCCGCCCGCATCCTCTGCCGTAACCCGACTGGCGCGAGCCGCGATGTCGAGGCAAAGAGCGAAGATCGATTCGTGCAGCGCGGCGGTCCCCATCACCTTCTCGGTGAACGGAACGCAGTGCCTGCGCGCCAAGTGCGCGATCAGCTTGCGGTCTATCGACCCTGCACCCTCTGCGGCTGGCGGCTGGGTGGCGCGAGAAAGAAGCCTCTCTATCTCGGCGGAACGATCAGCAACATGTGCCTTATCGTGCTGGCATGCATGCGCGTAGGAGCGGATTGCCCGGCGCATGTCATCAAGCCACGCCGCCCGCTCGTCTTTCAGTTCTTGGGTCATTCGTTGTGCTCCTTACGCTAACTCGAAATCCGACTGGATTGGCGCGTGTTCTCGTTGCCAAAATATTGGCGATTGGTTGGCTTCGATGCGATCACGCATGACTTGGGCTCTCGATTCCTTTGTCGGAGGCGTGTAAGTGCCGCGCCATGCGCTGTCGATCCCGATGTTCTGGCCGATGTTCGTGCTGTCAGCACTCGCAAATGGAAAGCGGGTGAACACGTCCGGGTTTAGCATCCGAAGGCCGTGGATCTTGCAGACGGGGCGTCCCTGCTTGTCGCACAGGACGTTCATTGCTTCCGCCATGCGCCTATACCAGAGCGGAGAGCCGACAGTCGCGTACTCTCCCGAGCTACCAAGACAAATGCGCGGCCAAGAAAGGGCCATCCGCTCAAGTCGATCCAGGCTCTCGTGTAAATGCCAAACCGGAGCACCTATCCACGGCGCGCGTTCGCGCCACGGCCATTCCATGAGCAGTGCATCGTTTGCGTCCTCATCGCCGTCGATCACGTCTGGAATTACCGCGAAGTCAAACGGCGGATAGCGATGCAATTCTGCAACCCATTCGTAAAATAGGCTCCAGTCCGTCACGGGGTTGCCGCTGCGCCACGCCGAGAACGCGCCATTGTCGACAGCGAAGCTCTGGCAAACATCCAGCGCAAGGCTTAGTTGATCCGGATGCCGAAACGAGATGAACGCATGTCCGCTGGTGATGGCGCGAGCTGCGGCCGTGGCTGGCGTAATCGGCAATCCGTGGTAATGGATCATTCCCCCTCCTTACCGGCCTGCGCATCGCCGCACTCAGTGCAAACGCCATCGGTTCTAACGTAGTCGTGCGTACATTGCCCGGCCTGCGCATCGCGTGCGGCACATTCACTGCATCGATACGGCTTGTACCATTTGCGATACTCGGGGCGCAGCTTTCGATACTTAGCGTCAGTGATGTACTTGGTGTAGGCGATGGTCGTTGATTCCCACCCCACCGCCTCTCCACCCTCAGCGCGCGCGGTGGGGTTGGATGCGTCATCCTTGATTTCGACCTCGACGCCGAGCAAGTCTTCAAGCAGCTCGACGGCTTGCGCCTTGGTTGCGATCACGCCGTGCGCGTCCGATGCGCGCCAGTACTGGAATCCGTAGTCGAGCGCTTTCTGTTGCCAGTCGGGTTGCTTGCGTGCCCCCTCGCTCACGGCCGGCGCTTGCGGGGCGGCGTAGAGCCCAGCCCGATACATGTTGCGAGCATCGACAATCCGGGCATCGCTGAGCCCCTTATCGTCGTCCCAGCCATCGTCCCAATACGACTCGCACATGGCCTCCAGTTGCCGCGAATCGGGATCGATCGGCACAAGCCTCCATCCTTCCGGCACTCGCACTACAGGCTGCACATCCGACGCCAACGCCCACATCCCGTCGGGATCGTGTTTCATACCGTTAGCTACCCAAGAATAGCGGTATATGGGCTGCGACGTTTTGCTCATGGCGCGCGCTCGAGCATCACCGAATAGCTCATAAACCGGATAGCCAAGGGCTCGCCATTGGGTAGCGATCTCCGCGTCTTCCGTGATCGGCACGCATACCGCCGGATGCGTCGTTTTCCAGGCTACAGGCTGCGTCTCTGCGGTGCGGGAAAGGGCGGCCTTCGTCTCATCGACGAGCGCCAAGAATTTTTGGCGAGTTTCATCCGATTTTCGATTCATTGAGGCATATTGGCTGTCCGCTTGTTGCCAATACGTTTGGCCGAGATTCCAGGCGCGATTAAGCGCCTTCTCAACAGCGTTTATTTGATCGTCGCTCATGGCGTCTCTCTTGGGGTTAGGTGGTCAGGCCGCGTCGCGATAATCGAACGCCCGCTGCTTGCAGAGATCGAGCAGGGCATCAACGTCGAAGTGCGGCCCGAATACCGCATGCCCCTGGTAGCGGAAGTGCTCGCGCGTCCGATGCTCCATGCTCGTGATGCAGCACTTGAAAACCGTCTGCACGAACTCGCTCTTGGTCATGTGCTCGGACAGTTGCCACTTTCGCGTGTGCTGCGTCTCGGGCTCGCCGGTGACGATGTCGGGCTCAACGTAGGTGGCTTGCAAGTAGGCGTGCGCCGCCGTTGTCCGGTTGACGATATGGAACTTGTAGTCATAGAAACGGATGTCTTCGAGCACCGCTTGCATCTCGTCTTGGGTCATGTTCGTCTCGAAAAAAAGGCCGCCGTGCTGGCCGGCCGCAAGATCCACGCGCCTAATCCGAGGGCCAACGGCGCGAGGAGAGGAGGGGTTACGCTTGTTCGTGCTCTTCGCTCTTCGAGCCGCCTTCGAGGTCTGAGCCTTCGAACGGATCGCGGTCTTCGTCCTCACCCGGCTTATCACCGAACAGCCCGGGCTCGACATAGTCCCCCGGCGGCGTGAGCGTGATGATCACTTCCTGCTGCAAGCGCGCGATTACCTTGCCGCCGTCGAGTTCGTCCTTCGGGTGCGCAGTCACTTTGAAATGCACACCGACGCTGCCGTCTTCCTGCGTGGTGAAGCGAATATCCTTGAGGCCGCAATCGGAGAGCAACACGTCTTCTGCGCCGCTGGCACCGATATGCAGACGCAACAGAAACCCGGCATATTTCCGATCCCAAGCGAGATTGCGCATGAACGGAAAGCGAAGCTCGGTCAGGCCTTCATGCTCCATCGGCAACTCGCCGGGCTTGGGCTGCGGCTTGCGATAGAGCATCCCGCGCAAGTTGGCGTCGAACTGCTCAAGCAACTCGCCGCCGCCGACGAGATAGAAGCCGATGGACAGAGCCGGCACGCGTTCTTTGCCATGCTTCTCGGAAACGGGCGTCGTCGATACGATCTTGGCGAGGGTGTCTTCAACACAAAACATGCAGTTCTCCTGGGATGGTGGCTTACTTCGACAGCCGCGCGTCGATATCGCGGATGCGCGCGACGAGCCGGTCGGGAACGTGGATCACTTCGGTATCGGCCTCGACCGCGCGCACGGCCGGCCGAAGCATTTCGCGATCGATCGGGTCGAGCTTTTCGAGGTGCGGCGCGATGCGCGCGAGCGCTTGGCGGATGGGGCAGTCGATCGTCATCTCAGGCCCCGAGCAAGATTTCCTTGCGATCCTCGTACGCCTGCTTAAGCTTCACGTAATCCGCCTCGGGCAGATCGCGCGCGCTATCGAGCACGAGGGCAGCGATCTCCACGTCGTTCGCCTTCTGGATTTGCGCAAGCGCGTCGTCGTAGCTGATCGTTGCTTCGTCCTGCTGCGCGCGTTGATCGGTGATTTCGCCGGTAGCTTGATCGGTGGGCGGTGGATCGTCGTCAACCTGCGTGAACTGGCCATCGATAACGGCGCCGTTATCCTGCGTTACCCCCATTTCTGCGCGTTCATCAAGGCCCACGGCGGTCTGCATTTCGATGCTCACGGGAAGGAACTTGAACAAGCGTCGGACAACCGTTTTTAGGGCCATCGCCTGATAGTCCGTTTTCCATGGACCCCCATTTCCAGCCTTGCTGCGTGCGCGGATTCCCTCGATTTCGGCGCGGCTCATCACATCGAATTGAATCCCGCCATCCTTAAGCTTTGCTACTGCGTACACGAATTGGAGCTTGTCTCCCATCGTGCGGTTCGGATTCGACCAGTCTGGCTCGTGCTCGATATGGGGGTCCAAGCCGAGACGACATTCGAACTTGTCGCCCTCGTACACGGCGCGCGCGTCAATGCTCACGATTTGGCCGGAGCGGCGCGCGAGATCGATCATGCCGCGGTAGCCGATGATCAGTTGCACGTCGCGACCATACGGCAGCAGATATGCATGGCCGAGTGCATTGCCAGGCTCAAGGCCAAGCTGCGCGCACTGGATCACGGCCCCGAAGAACGAAACAGGCGTGCATTCGGCCAGCTTGGGAACCTTGCGAATCTCGGTCGTTACGATGCGCGCAAGGCGCTCCGGCGTCATATGGCGCGGCAACGCGGCTTTGATCTGCGCTTGCATGCTCGGGCTCGCGAGCAACGCCGCGACGCGATCGACGGGGTTCTTTTTTTCCTCGGGGTTGACCGGCGCTTTACCCGTGACGACTTGCTTAAGAGCGGACGTGCTCATTCACTTTTCTCCTTGAAATTGGCGAGCCTGAAATCGACATAGCGCGTCGCCTTGTGCTCGACCGTGTAGGCCTTCTTGTTGATGGCTTTGCGCACGAACGCGCGATCGTCCTCGAAACGAATGGCGCAGGCATTGCCCATTTCGGCGAGCAGGTGCGCGCGTGCGCCGTCGAGGATTGCCTCGTACTTCTTGACCATCTCAGACGCCGTCTCGTACACCGCGCGCCAGTGCTCATGCATGACGTTGGCCTCGATCACCGTTCCGTCGGTGCCCGGGTATAGGCGCTTGAGCGTGTCGAGAACGTTCTTCGCTTCGAAATCGATCGGCGGCATCTTCTTGGGCAGCACGTACTGCGTCCAGAAGTCGATGGCCTGCTCGCGCATGACGCGGATCAATTCGTCGTCGCGCTGAACCACGTAAGGTTTCAACTCGTCGCCAATCAACGCGAACACGCGGCACACGTCGCGCCGGCGGATGCCTAGACCCCACTGAACCTGCGCGATGTACTGCAAAGGCAACGAGTCGGTTTCAACGTCGCCCCATTCCTTCGATTTGAACGGGTGGACCGTCTTGATTTCGATGTTCTCGTCAGCCGTTTCGGCGTCGATCTCGGCCGCGAAGAAGGGCACGTCGGCATCGATATAGCGCTCATTGCGTTGGACGATTTCAATGCCGTGCTCCTCGCGAATCATGTCGATGATGTACGGCTCCAAGCGTTGGCCGCGGCGCTTGGCGGAGGCATTGCGGCCGTCGTCGACGCGGGGCTTCGTCTTGTCTGCCCACAGGTCGACACGGTTTTTCCATGGGCTCACGCCCAGGATGGCCGCGATATCGGATCCGCCGATGTACTTGGTGCGGTCCATTTGCGGGATTGCGAGTTCTGTCACGTCCTACTCCCATGTGTCGTTTGTTCGTGCAGCGGGTCCATCGCAGCCAGCGCAACGGCGCCCACTGCCAGCGTCAAAGCGATAGCCAGCCAGATCAGCAGCAGTTGCGCGAGGCTCTTGAGGTGGCGTTTCATTTGATCCTCCTGCCGCGCCCAACATGCTTTTTCTGAAGCCTGGGAACGGGGCAATTTCCGTCATGCCAATCTGACTTCATAAGCATTCCCGCGCCGCTCTCGCACTCGCAAATGCGGCATACGTAAAACGTCGATCCATCAACGCCGTAGTCGTCTTCGTATGTGCATCGATCAAGAAGCGCGAGAAGATCTCGCGTGTCACGACTCATCACAGCCCCCTCGCCAGCGCATCGACAAACCATGCTGCCAGCAGCACGACGATGCCGACCGATACGGATGCTGCGGCTACCTCGTGCATCTTCGACGACTTGAGGATGGCGGCGTTATCGTTCGCGGCCCGGCGCAGGCCTTCGCGCGAGAGCGTCACCACTATTCCGGGTTCGGTGTGGCGCATGTCAGGCCTCCCGCGCGCGGAGCATGGCGTCGGCGTAGCGGTATGCCCATTCCGCCGCGCTATTCGGCCCGTCGATCGTTTCTCCACCTGCGAACGAGGCTAGATATCCTTGCATCGCCTTCGCCGCAAAGTAGTCGCGCAGCGTCATGCCTGCGTCCGCATAGCAAGCCCCTGCATTGCTGACGTTTTCGGTGTTGGTCGGAAACGCCGGCCCACCGTCTTTGATATCGCGCATGTCAGGCTCCCTTCACCACGTCTGCCACGTCGCGGCCGGTAGCCTTCGCGATCGCGTCGGCGACGATCGCTTGCTCGCCCGTGGTCAGGTGGCCACCAGCGAGGATCGTTTCTAGGGCGGTGAGCATGTCGGGGGCGGCGGCGATCAGGCGGGCATTTCCCCGACTCCATTCCATGTCTTCATTTCGCTCGCGGCCTTTGAGCATGTGATGCGGCGCCGAAACCTCCGCGACCACCATCCCGCGATGATCCTTGACGGTCAGGTGATTGCGCTTCCACGGTCCCGGTGTGTGCTTATTTTTTTGCATTTCAACCCCCGATAATCAGCCGCGCGAAAAGGCGGCCGTGTTCGATGAAAGGCGCGATCGCGAGTGCGAGAAAAGCGCCGCCCAAGATGCCCGTGCGAATCACCCAGGCCAATTCGATGCGCCGCATGTCGCGCGGCGTCAGCTCGTTCATTTGCGGCCGTCGCGCTTCGAAGCCGTGCCCGCGCCGCGCAGGAAGACCACAAAGACCGCGCCTACGAAGACCCAGACGAGCGCGCCGACGATGAGGGAGGCGTTCATGTCAGTGGCCCTCGATGGAAGCGATGAGTTCGATGGCGCGCTCGGCAAGCTCGACCTGTTCGGCCATGGGAACGTCGTTGCGCGTCGCGATGCGCAAGAGGTCTTTCGCGCTCTGCAAAAGCGCGGGCGCCTTCGCGAACAACCGCGCGTAGTCGGCGCCGTGCGGCGTGCTAGAGCAGTCCGCGATCAGCCAGCCCGCGCTATCGGTATCCGTACGCTTGGTGCGCACGAACCAGCCGCAGGCTTCGAGTTCGGGCGCTGTGTGTTTGAGCTCGGCCACGTCACACCCCCGCAATAACGAACGTGCGACGGCGCGGCGCAGCCCCAGCGCGCGCCTCTGCCTCGATCGCGGCGAGCGCTTCTTCCGCTTCGAGGTTCGCTTCGTCGGCCAGTTGGTCGCGTACGAGCGTCATCACGAGATCGCCCAGCGCTTCGGCCGACTCGAGCCACGCGGCGCGCAACGCGGCGCCGTGCTTCTCCTGCGTGACGCTATGCAGGCCGGCGACGAGATCGTCGTGCGTGAGCGCCGCGAGCTTCTTCGTGAGGCGTGCGGCTGCCATGTCGGCGACGAGTTCGGCGCGCGATTCGGCACGCTCTTGCGCTTCGTCGCGCTGCGCTTGTTCACGGCCGGCGAAGTACTCGACTTCGGCGGCCAAGCGGCGAGGAATGAAGGTGGGTTGCATCGCTTGCCTCCGTTAAATCGCTTTCGCCAACCGCCGCGCGCCGGTGAACATCGCCATCTGCTCGTCCAGGTGCTCCTGCGCGACCGTGACGCACAGCGCCGCGTCGATGCCGTCGACGCGGCGCGCTTCTTCATGACGGCGATGTACCCGCGCAGCCCGGCGATCGCGTTCTCGCCCTGCGCCATCTCGGCGATGAATTGCAGCTCGGCCGAGGTCGTCCAGCCGTGGCGGTCTATGTGGGTGGTGGGCATCTGATCCTCCCGCTCGGTTTATTCGGCTTCGGCCAAGCGCTTCATGTCGGCCATCGCTAAATCGGCCGGATCGTAGAAGCGAGAAGGATTGATTTCGTATCCGCTGGCGCGGTAGATCAGCATTGCGGCGAGCGCTGTGTCGTGGAATTTCTCAAGCGCGTATCCGGCTTCGCCTGCCTCATGCACGACCCAGCCCGCGCGGCAATGCGTGGTTTCGCAGGTATGCCAATCGCCCATGTTGAGCGCATTCGGCTGCGACACACGCTCGTAGATGCGCTTGTGGATATCGGGGATCGCGGGGATTACCGGGACCGGGTTTTCCTGTGACGCGCTAGCGTCGCCGTTTTTGCCCGAGCAGCCCGAGCAGTCCGAGCAGTACGAGCAGTACGAGCAGCGCGAGCAGCGCAAGCAGTCCGAGCAGCCCGAGCAGTACGAGCAGCGCGAGCAGCGCAAGCAGTACGAGCAGCGCGAGCAGTACGAGCAGTCCGAGCAGTCCGAGCAGCCCGAGCAGTCCTTAAGCGATGCCAGCGCTTCGCGCGCCTTTTCTTCCGATCCCCAGTACTCGACGCTACAGCGGTTGCCGTTCTCGTCGCTGATCCATGTCTTGCTCATCTTTTGCCTCCGTGCGGGTGGTGCGTTGTTGGAGACAATACTATGCGACGACGAATAGGTTGTCAATACGACAGTGAATAGATTTATGCAAAAAAATTCCCGCCGAAGCGGGAGGGATCGATAGATGGTCTGAGGGGTGGGATCAGTGACAGATCGTTTCCATCAACCTTCTTAGCATGCTGGACGGGGACGGATCGCGTAAGCCTGCATGAGCTTCCGCGTCGGAATTCGAGATATCAAAGGTTCGACGGCCACTCAATCCAGGCCCATCGTACGCCTGCAGTTGAAGTAGCGAATATTGGCCGGATCGGCAATCGATTAGGAATTGTTGCTGGATCGAGGTGAAGATTCCGATCGTGGAGTCGAACTGTTTCGTCGGGTAATCGATGTATGTCCAAACACGAGCCTCGCCAGCTCGATTCTTCGATATGGAGTTCGCGACGAAGGTTTCGGATCCATCTTGACCCTCAAAAAAAGGGTGCCATTGGTTAGCTTGAGCGTGGGCGCCGGGCGAGATTGAAACGGCGAGAAAGGCTATGAGTGCGGCACGCTTTTTCATGCTTACCCCGATCGGTAGATGACGCGCCCCACGATGTGAACGAACTCAAGCTTATCCGGCGGCACGAGCTTGTCGGGGTAGCGCGGATTATAGGAATGCAGCACGAGGCCGCCCCCCACTTCTTTGAATATTTGCTTGACGAGCGGCTCGTCGTTGAAATAGATCGCGTACCGCTCGCCGTCAATCACGCGCGTCGACGCGGTGTCGATCATGATGACGTTTCTGTCGTCGACCCAGGGCTCCATGCTATCGCCGCGCACGACGAGCAGCTTGCAGTCTTGCGGCCGGATGCCCTTGGCTTTGAAGAATGCTGCGTTGAAGGGGAGCGCCTTCTTTTCTCGAACTTCCCACTGAATCAAGCCGGTCCCCGCGGAAAAATGGTAGTCGAACAGATCGACCCAAAGGCGGTCGTCGTCCGGCCCTAACTCGTCGGGATCATCCCATACGAGCACATTTCCCTTTCCCTCGGAAAGATGCCTTTTCCCCTCTCTTTTCGGCAAATCGGGCCCATCTCCCACGCCGTCCAGCAGCCATGTTAGGGACACATCAAGGGCCTCGGCCAAGCGCTGCACGGTGCTCGTGTCGGGCTTCGTGGTCGCGCCCTTGAGGATGCGATTGATCGTGGGCTGAGGCACACCCGCGCGGCGGTGGAGTTCGCTCTGGCTCTCGATCCCACGCAGACGCATGGCGAGGTCAAGTCGGTCGGATAGTTCCATGGGCGAACTATACGCAATCGAATAGGTGCGACTCAACCCGCTATCCGAAGCTGCATTGACAAAACTATTCATCATCGTATAGTCTCTGCGTAGGTGAATAACTGCTTGGGGCATCCCATGAATCTGCGTACCCCGACCGAACTGCTTGTAGAGATCAAGGCCGCGACGAAGCTGGGTGAAATTGGCCTCGCAAAGCGCCTTGGTATTTCTCAACCGACGGTCAATCGAATCCTCAACGGCCAAGCGAACTGCTCGTCGAAGGCGTTGCTAGCAATTCAGCGCGTGCATGCCGAAGTCTCAGCCGAAGGGCTGCAAGAGCCCACTCCCGAGCAGGCCGCCGCATGAGACGCCGATCACCCCAAACCATTTCCAGAGCGGCCCGAAGCTGCCTAACCCTTTCCATCAACCCTTAAGACTGCGGGTGGTGACAACTTGAGGTGCGTTGTGGATCAACTATCGCTCACGAGCGCTGAAAGGGCACGCAAGACGCACTCTGTTGCGTTGCAGCGAATTTCAGAGATCGGGCAGAACACTATTGCTGCTGAAATCGGCGTTTCTCCTCCGACCGTCTCGCGCTTTATCAGCGAAGAAAACGGGCTTGAGCGCGCATGCCAGATATTGGCCGCGGCCGGCTTTAAGGTCGTGCCGATCGATCGCGTGTGCGTCGACAAGGACATGTACCAGGCGCTCGTGACGATCGC